ATCCTCAAAATACAGACCAGGACCAAAAACTTTATTCGTAACGTTTGTGCCTCCTCTGACTGAATTGGAAAATATTCCATGATCAAATTGAGAAGAACCTACTGATGTGGCTAAACTATAAATCGGATAATATCTACCTAAAGTGTATAATCTATATAGTACATTTTGAATATAGTTTTTTAGATAGTGATCTCTTCTCCTTCCTAATACTGCACCATCCTCATAAGATGTGGTGCCGTAATAGACATTCCAATTCCATCTATTATCATAATCCTCTAAATAAGGTAACTCCATCTCGATCAATCGGTTCATTCTTTCACATTTATAAACAGTGTTTGTATTAAAACTTGACGTTGCCGTATATTTTTGATTTGCATAAAGATAAATATGTCCATCTGCTGAATTACCACTAGGTGCTAGTGTGGCATTACGAGTTTGATATTGCCATCTATCTGTTACTTCATCAGGTGTCAATACATTTACAGTTCTAGCACTACCTTCAAAAGATGAGGCGCTTGGACTCGAATTGTTATAATTAGAAGAAACGTATATTGAACCTCCATTTGCGTGGGCAGGTTTAAAATAAAAATATTTTCCAATACCATTATAATCACCAGTAGCAAAATATTCTCTTACGTCACCACTATTAGTTCCTTCTAATGCTGAGCCCGAATGTGCAGTAATTTTCCATCTGGATAATCTGGTAGGTCTTGCCGAGGTACTATCACCAAAACCGTCTCCTGAAAATTTAACAAAATCTCCATATACGTTAGCAGAATTCCTAGTTATATTTTTTATCCAAAGGTTCCAAATATATCTGGTTGAGTATGCATTTAAATCATAAAAATGATTATGACCGTCAACTGTACTCACGACATCTGAAAACGCATAATAATAATAAGTTTGTTCTTGTCCCATTACCTCTCTTACAGGATACCATCCATTTCCTGGCCAACTTGTCGCTATTTTATATTGACCAAAATTTTTATCACTATCCGTGCTCCTAATTCTAGCATTTACATATTTAAAGATTGCTTCATATATTTTTTGTACGTCTTTTTCTATCTTAACCGTACCATCAGTAGTTGCGGTTAAATGCCCATAGTCTCTTATCATTTCTGCTGGTGACCAAGCATTCACAGAAACGCTATCAGTACCGTTCCAACCTCTTATGGTGTTGTAATAATCACCATTAGTTGTTAATGTTTGACCAGAAAATCCAGGAGTAGATGTAGTATAACTCGCATAATGACGTTGTGATAGGTAATAATGTTGTTGATTTACTATTGAAATGTCAGCAGGATCATCAAAGGTATCATCATCATCTCCATAATTATCCCATGCATTCTGTGTTTTGGATGTTGTCGTAGCGTTATATCTTGTATCAGTCACCTGAAAAGACTGAACACTCGATGTAACACCTCTATTTAATGTGGACATTATAAGTGCACCATAAGGTGCATTAGAATAATATCCCACCCAAGAAGAGTACCAACTTCGAAAATCAGCAGTAGTAAGTTTCAAAGTGAACCATTCTTGAAGTTTATGGGCAACAACTTCTAATTCACTATCAGTCATTCTTTTTAAACCGTTGCTCATAGCTTTGAGCATTCTACTTGTGGCGTCCGTATTTGTATAAGATACTGTCATTATAATCCATAAAAAGGTTGTATAAATATATATGTCAATGATTCTGCAGAATATCAGAACAGGACGTGGGTTCAATTCCCACCACCTCCACCAACGAGATCACATGAATGATTCAAGCAATGTGTTCCTTTGGGTATTTATATTAACACTTATATTAGGTTTTTATTATTTATTAGAAGTTTTTCTGCTTATTTAATTGGGGGTGTTCGGATTCGACTGACTGTGACTATGCAGAGGAGACACATCACTTGACAGATGTAAAAATGTCTGCTATAATAATCGCAAACAATAACGATTATACCTCAGCACAAGTGGCTTTAGCCGCTTAATTGCTACGGGCTTTTCTGGTTGTGCCTGGGAACAGAAACAACCAATAACATACAAAATTTAAAATTATGCAAAAACTTCTATATGTGACACCCCATTTATCTACAGGTGGGGCTCCCCAATATCTACTTAGAAAATTAGAATTATTAATAGACGAATATGATGTTCATGTAATTGAATTCCAAGATTTTGGAATATTCAGAATACAAAAAGATCAAATCATAGAACTTCTCAAAAAACCATTGATAACTTTAGGTGATGACAAATATGAGATAATGTCTCATATAAAAAATATAAAACCTGATATCATACATTTTGAAGAAATGCCTGAGTTGTTTAGTATATCAGATGAGTTAACACATTTAATATATCATCCAAATAGAAAATATAAAATTTTTGAGACCTCTCATGATTCATCTTTTGAACCAGGAAATAAAAGATTTTTTCCAGACAAATTTTTATTTTGCAGTGATAATCAACTCATTAAATTTAGATCAGTTGATATACCAGCATGTGTTATAGAGTATCCTGAATACAACTATAAGAGAAACGATAGAGATCAGGGTTTGAGAACACTAGGTTTAGATCCTAATTTTAAACACGTATTACATGTTGGTCTTTTTACATCAAGAAAAAATCAAGGTGAAATATTTGAATATGCAAGACAACTTGAGAATGAAAAAATACAATTTCATTTTTTAGGTAATCAGGCACCAAACTTTAAAGATTATTGGGAACCATTGATGAATAATAAACCTCAGAATTGTATTATTTGGGGCGAGCGTAAAGACGTTGAGAATTTTTATTCCTGTATGGATTTATTTTTATTTCCTTCAAGAGGTCATGAAGGTGATAAAGAGACAAATCCTCTTGTTTTAAAGGAGGCGGTTAGTTGGAACATTCCAATACTAATGCATAAAACAGATTCTTATATGGACAAATATGACAAAAAAGCAACTTATTTGTCAATTGATACCAAACTCAACTTTCTAAAAATTAAACATGCGTTAGGTCTAACCGAAGGAGATGTGAATTGCTATACTGATTTTGAGGGCGATATATCAAAGCAGGTAAAAATAAATTTCAATTTTTCAGAAAAGGCATTTAATGCTTTGCATAATAAATTGATCTGTATTTACGATAAAAGAACGAAACTTTGTGTGATGAGAAGTAAGGTTATGGTGCAAAACATGTTTTGTACACCAAGTCCTCTGGCAAGTCTCGTAGACGGTTTTACTGTAAAAATTTTTGATGCGAAGGAGAGTTATTTTTCAAATTTAAGAGATTTAAATTTCAATAGAATAGACAAACATCATCTGTTATATGAAAAAAGTTTCTCATTCAATCGTGATATACCAAGCGTAACTGTAAATGGACAAGAAATAGATGTTGTGGGTATTGATGATGATCCATCATCTTGGTTTACTATGAATGAAGTTTTTATTTCAAAAGTTTACAAAAAACTTGATATACGAAAAGATGATGTTGTATTAGATGTTGGAGGCCATTATGGGTTCTTTTCATTATATGCTTTGGATAAAGGTGCAAAAGAAGTTCATGTGCTTGAACCTTCACACACAAATTATAAAATAATTTCTAAGAATTTAAAAAACTTTGATAATGTAAAAAAATATAATTGTGCTTTGAGTAACGATGTTGGTGAAAAAGAATTTTTGCTTGTTGGTCCTAGTAGTACAAATTCGTTTTATGAAAGTTATAATACTCAAAATGAAAATCCAACATCATTAGGACAGACTAAAAAGATTGAAGTGAATACGATGAGTTTCAATCATTTCATACAAAACAATAACGTAAATAGAATAGATGCAATAAAATTAGATTGTGAAGGTGCTGAGTGGGATATATTTCCGACCATATCAGACGATTTTTTAAAACATAAAGTAAGAAAAATTAGTGCCGAGTTACACCAATTTAATAATTCGGGTAATTTAGATGATCATTACCACCGATGTCAAGAACTTGAAAACAGACTAACAAATTTAGGTTTTGATGTTGAGCGTGAACATATCAAAAGTTCTCAACCAGACGAGAACGGTTTAGGACAGTTATGGGCAAAAAGATATCCAAAGATCAAAGTAGTTCACATGTTATGTACCACTGAAGGATCAAGAGAAATTGAGAGTATAAAACATATAACAGAATTATTAAATGTCTCTGGTTGGGTTTATGAACAATCTATGAATAAAAGATTTACTGACTTACCACCTGTAGATACTTGTGCTAGACCTGATGTTGTTCAAATGGAGCCTGGTGATTATAAATTGACTGGTGCCCATTATGGTAATTATATGGCTCATCGTAGAGTATTTGAAGAACACATGACTGATGATTATGATGCTATTTTGTTTTGTGAGTGTGATGCAATATTTATTAAACCTCCAGAAGAAGTATTCAAAATTATTATTGACAGTTATGATGATTTAATGTATAATGATTTGAATTACATGTCATTTGGTAAACGCATACCTGATTGGCATTATGATGAATATGAAGATTTTGGAGTTACAGATAGAATGTCAGAAGCACACTGTTATCTAGTACCAACAAATAAAAAATCATATTTTATTGAAAAGTTTGAGAATACTGGTTGGGACACATATGATCTATGGTTAAATTCGTTTGTATTTCCTGATAAAAAATGTGGTATTGTTAAAGATCCAATATCAATACAGTGTTCGGGCGATTCATATCTTGATAAATCTCATAAAGACGGTACAACATTATTAAAAGAAGGTGATGTGACTTATGAGTTGTGAAGATTCGATAGTATGTATTCATGCACATTTAAGTGATGAAGAAAGAATTAATGTCTGTCTTGAATTTGTTAGAAAAATAAAGTCGTTTGGTTATGAGGTAATTGTAACATCTCATACCCAAGCGACAAAAGAATTTCAAGAAGAAGTTGATTATTTTGTTTATGACAAAGACAATATTGTTTTGACGGATGTAGAGTATCTTGGTTGGATGACATGGTATGCACCGAATTACGATATCACTTCAAAGGAATTTTGTACATATAATACAGTCTTAGCAGTTTACAGATTAATGCATATCGGTACGGCTTATGCAAAATTATTAGGTAAATCAAAAATACATTTGTTTGATTATGATGGTTTGTTAGAAAAACCAGATGAATTAATTATTAATGAGAATAAAATAGATAACGGTTTAGATGGTGTATTTTATTATTGGCAAAATGAAAAAACTGTTGACGATGGTAGAGGATATGATACATCTGTGACAACCAAGATGCAAACAACTACACGTTTTATATCTGCTAGGGTCGATTATCTTTTAGAAAGATTTGAAAAATTAAAAAATGTTCAGGATCAAAAAAATATTTTAAATGAATATAGTTTTTTAGTTGGTGAAGAATTTTTTGCATATGCCTTTGGCTTGACCGCATATAATGGTGATGATAGAAATAGAAATGTAGAACTTTTACCTTTTGTAGATAATCTTGAACGTATAGGTATGATTCAAGATAGAGTGCATACACATCAAGATTTTTCGTGGGTCGCATTGACGTTATCGGAAAAAGTTGTTAACTCTCCAGCAGAACCTGCACCTAATTTTCTTTTTTTAATGAACCCCCATAAAGAAACAAAATTTCAAGTTTTCATAAACAAACAAGAAAAACCTTTTTTTGAATTTAATGCTGGTAAATATCATTATCATCTTTTACAATTATATGGAGATTCTATAATCGAAGTATATTGTGATGATAAACTTTTTAGAACATATGATTTATTTGATCAGTCAATTAAGACACGATTGAAAATTTGCAACTCCCTTTATTTTAAGAATTCATGAAACCTAAAGTAAGCGTATTAGTTCAAACCTGTGATAACTATTCTCATTTTTGGGAAGGTTGGTATGTTATGTTCAATAGGTTTTGGGACTTTGATTTAGATTGGCAGATATATTTCTGTAATGAAGAAAAAGATTTTCCATATCGAGATGATCGAATAAAACAATTGAAGACAGGTAAAAGCAAGCAATATTGGGGAGTTGAAGAACGAGAATGGATACCTGACTGGTATGGAAAGCCCAAACAAATAGATGAAGGTTGGAGTGATAGACTTATATACATGTTAGAGAATGTTGATACCGATTACATTTTTTACATGCAAGAAGATCAATGGCCTAAATTTAAAATTGATAAAGAAATGTTTTCAGATCTTGCTAGTTTTTGTTATTCTTATGATGTTGATGCTTTAAAATTGCATAGAGTTATAAGACTTGATCATGTTGTACCTAAACGTGAAACAGACATATACATTAGGAATAAAAGACTTATTCAGTGGGGTCCCGAAAATGATTGGTTAGTCAGTCATCAACCAACTTTGTGGAAGCGTGAATTTCTTCTTGATTTACAGATCAAAGGTGAAGGGTTCAGAGATAATGAATATGCAGGTACAGATAGATTGAAAGAAAAATATAAAGATAATTTTCCAAAGATTTATAGTTATAATCATGATTGGTTCTATGAAAGATCAGCCGCATCTCGTGGTGATTGGGTTGAACCTGTGCAGTGGGAATTTGATGAAGTTAAACATGAAATAGAAGTAGAGAAAAAATATAATCTTATAAAACCGAAACACGAAACCAAAAGTAAGGGCCTAAAACTTTCGCTTATTACTTCATGTTTTAATGCTGAAAAGTTTATAGATGAATTAGCCGAAACTGTAATACATCAAAATTATGATAATTGGGAATGGGTTATTGGAGATGATTTTTCTGATGATAATACATTTCAAAAATTGTTGGAGTTACAAAATCGTGATCCAAGAATAAGAGTAGCATTTCCAAAGCACAAAAAACAGATGTGGTGGAACCCACAAAAATTTGCAACTGGTGATATCGTTTGTCATTTAGATGCTGATGATAAATTGCTACCTAATTGCTTTGAAAAGATAAACTATTATTTCAAAATTTTTCCAGAAGTAGTTTTAATGCACTTTAATGCAAACAAATATTCTGAAAAATTGCCTGTTGGTCCAAAACAGACATTTGAAAATTATAAAGATAATGTCTATATGTCTACTGATAACGATTCGTTTTTAGAAGGTTTTGAAAAGTTATGGCATTGTAGAAGTAGTATATTTGGATATTTAAGAATTTTTAGAAATCTACCAGGGCTTGAATTTCCTGAACATCAAGACAGTGATGCCTGTTCTTCAAATGATGGACAGTGGTTGTTGATGCTTGAAGAACGTGGAAAATGGATGACAATCCCTAGAACACTATACATTGCCAGAGAGCATGGTGCATCTGAAAATTTTACGAGATGGAATCAAAGAGGTGAGGCACAACTTGCAATAGATGCTAGAAAACGTAGAAAAGAATTTGTTTTAGAATATCCCCGTAATATCAAATATTTTGATGATATTTATGAACTTGCAGAGTCAACATATACAACTTCTCTAAATTGGGCCGATAAAATACAAACACTATCATTTGTGAATTATGATTATACAGATAATCAAAAAGACAAATCGAGAAAATTATTTTTTGATCATGATATAAGGTTTGATTTTTTTGATCAATCGGTCGACTATTATTTTTTTAAAATTCAATTAGAGACTGAACCGGCCTTTGTCAACAATAAAATTCAACAAATAAAAAACAGTAATGCTCAAAACTATGAGATAGTATTCTTTTGTGAGAATAAAAATTTACATTATAATTTGAGAACTGGTGTTGATAATATTCAATCGATATATGATGTTATTTTAGGAAACGGATATCAGTTCAATTTCTTTGAGCAAATGAATCGATATCATATTGTTTCTTTAAAGAATTTCGAAGAGACAAAAATAGAAATAAAAGAAGATTTTAAGATCGAAAAAATAGAAAATAAGGTTGAGAAAACTGATAACTTAAAAATTATGCAAGTGCATGTGGGGTGTGGTCTTGACATACCACCTAAGAAATATGGTGGACTAGAAGAAGTAATTTATCATTATATAAGAATGACAGAACATTATGGACATGATGTATCATTAAAATGGTTAGATGATATTACACAAGCAGATCTTGATGAATATGATGTGTTTCATGTACATACTGGGGGTTTTGCAGATTTAGTAGTAGATAGGTGCATACCTTACATCTTTACAACTCATGATGTGCATCCTTGGATTAATGGAAAGGAATCATGGTATTATCGTGTCAATAACAAATCAATAAAAAATTCATTATTTTCATTAATTCCTTGTGATCATTTAATACCATATTATGACACTCCTGAAAAATTGAGAAAATTAGATCATGGCGTCGATTCTAATTTCTTTTTTCCAACTAACAATAGAAAAGATAAACCCAGACTTGTTTGTGTAGGCGGTGGGGATGATCGTAAAGGTTTTCATTTTGCTATTCAGGCGGCACACAAATTGAATATGCCTATTACAATAGTTGGTCCAGATAGCATACATGAAAATTATAATGATATTTTTTACAAGGTGTTAAACAGTTGTAAAAAAGATATTGAAATTGTACAGGCAGGAAATGTAGATAAAAATGAACTGAGGAAAATCTTAAATGAACATGATATTATTGTTCATCCTTCATCTATTGAGACTGGACAACCGTGTCTAGCGGTACTTGAAGCAATGGCATGTGGTTTACCATGCGTAGGAACTATGCAAGATAAGGTAGAAATTCCTGGTTTGGTGGAGTGTACAAGAGAAGTTGATACAATTGTCGAGGGTATAAGAAATATCATTAACGACTATGATGACTATTCTAAGAAAGCAAGAGCATTTGCAGTAGAAAGAGATTGGGTTAATATATTTAAACCACTTGAAAAATATTATTACGAGGCAAGAGATTTGAAATCGAGCAAACCAAGATCGATGAAAGATCGATTGATATTTGCTTATAACAATACTGACTTTCAGAAAAAGGAATCAATCGTTGAACAAAATCAAATCAATATTAAATTTGATCCAAACCCAATTGTAGAAATACTGGGCAATACTGAAAAACAATATGATGTCACATTTAAAAATTTAGAAAATGGTGGTACAGTATATTCAAATGTGATAGGAAATAATAATTGGTGTGGATCAAATATTCAATATTTCATGCAATGGCACATTATAGTTAAAGAAAAGGATGGACCAATTGTTAAAGATCACAAGATGAATTTGAATAATGAATCTGTTTATATTTATTTTGATTCTGGTGCTTTGGGGGATAATTTAGCATGGGTTGGTTCAGTAAATCAATTTCAGCAAAAACACAAGTGCAAGGTTTATTGTTTCACGTTTTTTAATCATCTGTTTAGAGACAAGTATCCTAATATAGAATTTATTGATGAACACAATACATTCTTGAATAGTGGTAAATTTACATACAAATATTGGATTGGTTGGCTTACAGATGACATGAGCAAATGTCCTGAGGACACGAAAAAGATCCCGTTACAAAAAGTAAGTTCTTCAATTCTAGGACTTGACTATAAGGAAGAACGTGCTAAAATAATGGTTAATGAATTAGAAGCAGATTTACAAAATCCATATGTGTGCATAGGAATGCAATCTACGGCACAAGCAAAATACTGGAACTATGAAGGAGGGTGGGATGAAATAATTAAATATCTTAAAGAAAAAAATTATGATGTCGTATGCGTTGATAAACATCAAATGTTTGGAGCAGGTAATTTTATGAATTCTGCTCCTGAAGGTGTAATTAATAGACACGAAAGAACATTAGATCAGACAATAGCAACTATAAACGGATGCGAATTTTTTATGGGTCTTGGATCTGGACTGTCTTGGCTTGCTTGGGCATTAGAAAAACCTGTTGTATTGATTTCAGGATTTAGCGAGCCCTATTCCGAATTTGATATTGAGTGTGAACGAGTACACAATAACGATGTATGTAATAGTTGTTATAATAGACATAAATTTGATCCTGGTAAATGGGATTGGTGTCCTGACAATAACGATTTTATATGCACAAAAAGTATTACGCCAGATATGGTCAAACATTCAATCGATAATATAATCAAAAAATTAAATGCTTAAAATACTATCACCTCAAGATTTCATAATAACAATTGAGCATATAAGAAGGTCAAAAAATATGACCTATATGGATGCTATTCAATATTATTGTGAACAAAATAATATAGAATTAGAAACGATTGGTAAACTTGTTCAAGGTGCTTTAAAGCAAAAAGTAAGAGAAGAAGCCGAAGAATTGCATTTTTTTCCTAAACCAACTCGCATACCTGGACTATGATCAAAGTGGAACCTTACGAATGTTACAAAGAATATGTCGCAATTAAAAAACATTTTCAGTATCCTACATACGATTATTTCAAATATTCAGGAAGAACTCGTACTTCCAAAGTAACATTTTCAAAAAGAAAAGATCAATATTTTTTCAATAAATTGGCAAGAAA